GAAGACAGGAGGATCACCCACCCGTGGTTCGGTAGTGCCCCTTTAAGGGACACTGCTCAACTCTCTTTCATCAAGAGAGCTCTGCCAGGTCCGCCAGAAAGGACCATTCAGAGAGCAAAACTGGACCACAGGGCGCACTTCTCTAGCACACACACAACCCCGGATTCCTACCTTGTGAAAGCAAGGAGGTTTGCAAAGTTGTGGGCAACCAGACGGCTTGACAACCATCCTGTCGAAGAGCTTTCGCTCTCAGACTCTTCTTGTCTTGAAAAGACTCGAAGGGATGGTGGTCAGGCTGAATGGGTTAGAGAAGCGCTTGGGGGGGAGGATGCTCCTCTGCTCGAATGCGAACGACCTGAAACGGTTTCTCCAGAACTCTGGGAACGAATCCTCGCGGGTCGCCGACTCACTATTTGTTGTGAGAAGGTGATACCGTGGGAAGAGTTTCCAAGAGCTCGTGTTGAAGTTGTTCCAGAATTCGGCTTGAAAGCTAGAATTGTAACCAAGAGCTCTGCTCCTGATATAATTCTTGGCCATCAAGTTCGTAGACGGCTGTTCCGTGGTCTCCGAAGAGACCCAGCCATCCGCGACATTCTTGCAGGGGACATCAAAGCATGCCTTGACAGATTCATAGGTTCTGAAGGAGAAGTCCTTTCCAGCGATTTTACTGCTGCTTCGGATTTACTTCCTCTTGACCTGATTTCTGCCTTGGTCGAAGGGCTCAACGACTCTGGTAAGTTGACTAACATTGAGTACCGCATCCTTAAACGGATGACGGGACCTCAGGTTGTTAGCTATCCAGAGGGTGATGAGATCATCTCCAGCCGAGGAATCCTTATGGGACTCCCCAGCACCTGGGCGCTCTTGAACCTCTCCCACCTGTTTTGGTGGAAGATGGCTCTTGAGTCTCCAAGTAAGACGCATAGGCTTAATACCTTTACGATCTTTGGCGATGACGCTCTCGCCGTCGTTGAGCGTCCTGTTCGTCTTGCCTATGAAAAGTCCTGCCGCGAATGCGGTATGGAATTCTCAGAAGGCAAGCATGCTTACTCCCGCAGGCGAGGTGTCTATCTCGAGCGTCTTATTAGATTCTCGGGTTCAAAAGTGCGTCTGTGTGATGGTTATCCTGTGAAAAGATCCCGTAAGTTTATACTACGGGACTTTCCATCGGTAACATCTAATAAACAAG